TGTTCTGTGTTTCATAGGTATGGACAAGGAGATAAAGTACCATACAAAGAAGCACACAAGAACCACCCATGTACACTATGGGCAGGAGATAGTGCTGATAATTTTAGTTGGCTAGTACAACATGGTATGGAGTTATGCTTTGAATATACCAGAAGGTATAACAAGATACATAAATGTCAACAAGTTATCATGGATATAAGAGAAACAGATTGGGGTACATTGCAATATAAACCTACGTGTGGAACACCACACCCACAATGTATGCCAGAAGAATACAAGTGTGCATTTGATGATGCTGTACAAGCATACAGAAAGTATTATGTAAATGATAAGAAAGACATAGCCAAGTGGGAGAAGAGTAGATTTGCACCAGATTGGTATGCTAATAAGAAATATAGAATAGGGTATGACTATCCCAACATGAGAGAAGAGTGGGTAAATTTAGAAATGGAGAATGTAAATGTCTAAGAGATATATGATATTAACTAAAGCTGAAATTAATTATGAGTATGAAGTAGATGCAGACTCAGAAGAAGAAGCAAGAGAGAAGTGGGATAATCATGAGGAAGAACATATAGAAACATGGTATCCAGAGAAAGACCAAGAAGTAATTATTGAATTAGAAGAACTAGATGAACCTTATAGTAAAGGTAAGTATAAATAATTGTTGACATATATTTTTAGATATGTTAACTTCAACCAGAGAGGAGAAGAACATGGCAACATGGAGTAAGAAGATTTCTTTTAACCCTGCCACAGACTTAGAGCCAGAGGTATGGGCAAAAATATTAGATAAGTTTATCTTTATGGCAAAAGAGAATGGAGATATAAGCACATGTCAGATGACTGACTTTGAATGTCGTGCTACTCTATTGGACAAGTCAGATGAGATGGACAATCAAAGTTATAGTCAAGGAGAGTTATACGAATGATACATAACTTCTTTCACTATGGTGGTATGGCATTGATGATGTATGCATTCACTAGTATTGTGTTGTTACCATCAGTATTTACCATTTTGGTAACAATAATAACAGCAACAATGGGATTAATAATGTTTTTAATTTCACTTTTAATAGGAGATATATTCGATGAGCATAGAGAATGGTGGTAAAGAAAACTTACTGAACTTAATAAATAAAATAAAAGATATAACAGATAATTTAACTGAGTCAGGTATTGAGTACGTTACATATTGGGAAGTAAAAGAACTACTCAAGTATGCTGAACAAGTAAGAGAGAATCATGGTATGGTACTTCAAAAAAGAATAGATGATGAAGGTGTAGTACGTCAAAATTGGTGGGGTGATTATGTATATAAAGATCATCCAGAGGCATATCATGATGAAGAAGAATAAGAAGATAATAAAATGGTTGGTTGCTAATGATATAGTAGTAGAAGATGTTGTTGATGCAATCATAGAAGAGAATGGTATTATTGGTGTCGGCTTAATAAGTTTAGCTGATGCCATGAAGGAACATATTCATTCACATATTAAACCAATGAGTCAAGATGATCTCAGTAGATAGGAGAAGAACATGGTCAGTAGATATATAATTGATAATGAGTTTGAGAAAGAAGATAGTATTGATGAAGAGTTAATGGTACAAGTGAAAAGCATAGCTACATCTGTGGCAGGTCATCCAGTATCAGATGAAGATGCTCTTGAGTTTTACAACAGTTATAACAAATATTATGGGGGTTAGTATGGGTTTTAAAATTGTAGCTTTCTTAATTAATCCTATAAACTGGTTGTTATTTTGTATAATTCTTTTAGTGTTAGGAATATTTATTTAAAAAATAACTTGACAGGATTTTTAAAGTCTGTATAATGTCTTTAAAAGAAACTTAGAAAGATAATAATTATAATAATAATCTTATTAAGGAGCAGTAATGGATACTAAAGAGTCTCATATAAGTTGCCCAGTTTGCACATCTTCAGATGCATTTACCATCTATGAAGATGGGCATGGGCATTGCTTCTCATGCGTAACAACATTAAGTAAGGGAGATGTAGATAGAATGTTTGATAATGTAATACAAGAACCACAACCTACTAAGGATATATCTATGTCTCATGTAGATACAGTTGGTAAAGGTCGTGACGGACACCAACCTATTGATGATAGGAAATTGTCTTTTGCCACAGTCAAAAAGTTTAATGTAACAGTAGAGCAAGGTGTGTCTCAGTACTATCCTTACTATGATTCGGATAAGAATCATGTTGCCAACAAGGTACGCAGAGCAGGTAAACAATTTACATGGGAAGGTACACCAAAGACTGCTACTCTATTTGGTCAGCATGTCTTTGGCAAAGAGTCAGCCAAAGGTATAACGATTACTGAAGGAGAACTAGATGCCATGGCTTGTTATCAGCTGCTTGGTTCAAGGTATCCTGCTGTCTCAGTACACAATGCACAATCAGCCAAGAAGAATTGTCAGCAGAACTACAAGTATCTGGATTCATTCAAAGAGATTGTTATTTGTTTTGATAATGATGAGGCAGGTAAGAGAGCAAGTGATGAGGTAGCTAAACTATTTCCTAACAAAGCTAAGGTCATGATACATAGCAATGGCATGAAGGATGCATGTGATTATCTTATAGCTGATAGAGACGAAGAGTTCAGGAATGCATGGTTTGGTGCAGAGAAGTATACACCTGCAGGAATTGTATCTGGTAAATCTTTATACAATACATTGAAGAATAAGAAAAAACCTGAGTGCCTTACTCTACCTTGGACTGCATTACAAGATCTTACTTATGGACTTAGACTAGGTGAGATGTGGACTATCACAGCAGGATCAGGCATGGGTAAGACACAAGTATTACGTGAGTTAGCTTATCACATACAACATACATGTGAAGATAACATTGGTATGTTATTCTTTGAGGAACCATTGGAAGATTCTGCCAGAGGTATGATGTCCTTGTCTGCTAACAAACCTTTGCACTTACCTACCACCGAGTTAAAAGGAACTGAGTTTGATGATGCCTTCAATAGTACATTAGGTACAGATAGGTATCACTTCTATGAATCGTTTGGTTCTAATAATATTGATGAGGTCGTGAGTGCTATCAGGTATCTGGCTCTGGGTTGTGATTGTAAATATATATTCCTTGACCACATCTCTATCTTGGTGAGTGACCAATCACAAGGTGATGAACGTAAGGCATTGGATGAGATAGCTACCAAGCTGAAGACTTTAACTATTGAACTCAACATCTGGTTAGGTATGGTCAGTCATAGTAAGAGACCTACAGGTAAATCACATGAGGAAGGTGGACAAACTTCTTTGGCTGAACTGAGAGGCACAGCAGGTATAGGTCAGCTAAGTAACATGGTACTAGGACTTGAAAGAGATGGACAGAACCCTGATCTTTATCAGAGAAATATTACTTTGATAAGAGTATTAAAGAATAGATTCTCAGGATTGACTGGACCAAGTACATACCTACACTATGATAGAGATACAAGTAGGTTGACAGAAGTCTTTCCAGATGATATAGATGAACAAGCAGAGGATTTTGAGGAGCTGTAATGGATAGTGCACTTGTCATTGATATAGAAACTAATGGATTAAATCCTGATACCATCTGGTGTTTGGTGGCTCAAGATGTAGAGACAGGTGAGGTATTCGTCATGCGTACTGGACTCTATCTTGATGAACTGATTGGTAAGTATGATCGAATCATAGGACATAATATTATTTCTTTTGATGCACCACAGATTGAAAAGATCTGGGGAACTAAGATACCACATGAGAAACTAATGGATACTATGATACTCAGTCAACTAGCCAGACCAGATAGAGATGGTGGACATTCATTAGGTTCATGGGGTGCACGATTATCTTTTCCCAAAGGAGATTACAATGACTGGTCACAGTATAGTCAAGAGATGTTGGACTATTGTAAACAAGATGTGGCTGTAACTGTTAAGTTATTCAAGCATCTTCGTAATGAACTTGCAGGTTTCTCTCTTGAGTGTATCAAGTTAGAACATGAGGTTAAAAGAATAACATGCAAACAAGAGAATGATGGATTCTATTTGGATGAACCATATGCAATGGGCTTAGTAAGTAAATTAGAAAAAAGAATTAACGAGATACGTGAACAATTGAGGGTAGTGTTCCCACCCAAACGCATTGAGACACAGCTTAAAACAAAGCTGAAGGTTACAATGCAAGACTTCAATGTTGGTTCACGTAAGCAGATTGCAGAGAGATTAATGGAACGTGGGTGGGAACCTAAGAAGAAGACAGACAAGGGTAGTGTAATAGTTGATGAAGCTGTATTGAATACTATTAATATGCCAGAGGCAAAGTTAATAGCTGAGTATCTTATGTTACAAAAAAGAATTGCTCAAGTAAACTCATGGCTTGATGCTCTTGACTCTTCTCCTGATGATAGAGTACATGGACAGGTACTTACCCTGAGAACTATCACAGGTCGTATGGCTCATGCCAAACCTAACATGGCTCAGATACCTGCAGGGTATTCGCCATATGGTAAAGAGTGTAGAACATGTTGGACTGTACCAAAGGGTAGAGTATTAGTAGGTATAGATGCAAGTGGTATTGAATTAAGAATGCTTGCTCATTACATGAGAGATCCAGACTATACTCAAGAGATATTGAATGGTGATATACATTCATTGAATCAAAAGAATGCAGGACTGAAGACCAGAGATCAAGCAAAGACATTCATCTATGCATTCCTGTATGGTGCAGGTTCTAAGAAGATTGGTTCTATTGTAGGTGGTAGTTCCAAGAAGGGAAAAGAATTAATAGATAACTTTCTTGAGCAAACACCTTCTCTTGCTAAACTAAGAAACATGATAACAAATGAAGCAGGTAGAGGATGGCTCAGAGGATTGGATAACAGAAAGATATGGGTACGTTCACCACATTCAGCATTGAATACCAAGCTACAAGGTGCTGCAGCTGTGGTCATGAAGAAAGCATTAGTATTATTTGCCAATAGTTTAACAGATGATGTAAAGATTGTTGCCAATGTACATGATGAATGGCAAGTAGAATGTAAAGAGTCTGATGGAAATTTAGTTGGTAAGCTAGGAGTTAATGCTATAATAAGGGCAGGACATGAGTATGAATTAAACTGCCCACTTGACGGAGAGTACAAGGTAGGGCTCAACTGGTCGGAGACACACTAATGGATTACGTATTACCAAGACACGTAGCAGAGTTTATAAAAGAAAAAAATGATTTAGAACAAAAGATTAAAGAGCTTACTGAGGAGAATAATATTCTTCGCAACAACGTAAGAGAGTGTGAGCTACAATTAAGAGATGCTCGCATTCGAATAAAAGACTTGACATCTTAAACTGAATATGGTATAAGATGTTATTAACTTTAACAATTAACCACCGAAAGGATTGGATATGCCAGTAGTAACAGGTAAAGCTTATTGGGCAAAGCTAGATAGACCAGCTCAAAAATATAATACGACTGCACAAGAAGACACAGAGTATACTATAGATTTAACTATTGATAAAGCTACACGTAAACTATTAGAAGGACTTAACCCTTCAGCTTCTATCAAGAATAAGAAAGATGATCGTGGAGATTTCTTCACGTTTAAAAAGAATGCATTCAACAGAAAAGGTGAAGCTCTCCCTAAGCCTAGAGTTGTTGATGCTAAGAAGAACGACATCTCAGGTACATTGATAGGTAATGGATCTGACGTTAGAGTTATGTTCCGATCTGTAGAGATTGAGAACGTACCATCTATGGAAGGTAAGAATAAGTTTTACCTTGATGCTGTTCAAGTTATTGACCTCGTACCATACGCAAAGTCAGAGGACTTTGATGAGGTTGATGGCTACGTTGCTGATGGTGCTATAGCCAGCACCAGCTCAGAAGAATCTGCTCCATTCTAATGAGTAAACGTGAGATTAGTTCTCTGTTAGAGGACATTGATATATTATTTAATCAAGGTAGGACTCCTTCAGAAACTAATCTCACACTTTTAAAAGAGGGAATAGCTGAGTCAGTCATACAAGTTTTATCAGAGGTAAGAGATACCACAGGTAAGATGAGACTATCAAGTATAGGTAAAAAAGATAGACAGCTATGGTATGATTACAATGGGCATGAGAAAGAACCTTTACCTACAGCTACCAAGATTAAATTTTTATTAGGTCATATAATAGAAGAGCTTACCTTATTCCTAGTGAGAGAAGCAGGACATAAGGTAGATAAATGTCAAGAAGAAGTAACAGTTGGTGGAGTTAAAGGACACATAGATGCAGAGATAGATGGAGAATTAGTTGATGTTAAGTCAGCATCTCCCTATGGATTTAGAAAGTTCTTTAATGGTACACTAGTGGATGATGATCCGTTTGGATACATCTATCAAATCTCTAGCTATGCTAAAGCTATGGGAAAAGATAAAGGATATTTTTTAGCAGTAGATAAATCAAATGGTTTCATGACACTACTAAAGACTGATGTCTCCGATGTAAAACCAGAAGAAAGAATTAAGCAACTTAAAACATTATTAAAGAAGAAGACTCCACCTGAAAGATGTTACAAAGAAGTAGAAGAAAACAATGGTAACAGGAAGTTACCTATTGGATGTAAGTTCTGTGACTTTAAAACATTATGTTGGAAAGATTCTAATGATGGTTTTGGTTTACGTAAATTTAATTATGCTAGTGGTAATGAGTTCTATACTTATGTAAAGAAAGAGCCACGAGTAAGAGAGGACTTCTAATGCATTGGACTGACCTAAGAACTAACAAAGCTTTTGAACCTGACACCCTAGATAGATTTGGATTTGTCTATGTTATAACTAATATTAAAACAAAGAAAAAATATATAGGATGTAAACAATATTATATAGGTAAAGATCAGACACCTTCTAGGTGGCAATCTTATAC